AGAAACTATCTCAAATTATAGTATAGATTTGCTTAATAAAATTAAATCAAATAAAAAATATGATATATTAGATGATAATAATTATTTAAATATATTTATAAAATATTTTAATAATGAGGATCTATTAATTGATGATATAAAATATTTAAACAAAGTAGATTACAAATCTAGTATACAATTATTCTATAATATACCTATTATAATTTATATAATTAATAAACAAATAGAAAGATTGTTGCTGAAAAACCAAGATATTGATTAATTAAAATAATTTTTATGTAATTATTGATTTATAAATAGTTAACAAGTATGTAATAAGAATTTATGAAAGGAGTGATACCTGAATGAACGAGTTACTAAGCAGTTTAGATGGTATATTATTTTTAGAAACAGCTACAGAATTGCAAGAAGAAGCTGAAGATGCAGATTTCAATTTTATAGATAGTATGATGCTAGATAGCGATGATAGTGATTTTACAGAAGAAGATGATGAGGAGGAAAGTCCATATGTATAAAATAGTTAATATTAAACCAAGTGGTCCAGTTTATTCTTTACGAGTACCAATTATATCTCCAGTAATGGGTGTCCAAATGAGTGTTGGTGATATATTAAGATGTATCCATTCTAGAGCGGCTGTAACAGAAATACTTCCTAATGGTGAAAAAATTGCATTGAATTTATCTAATTATGATAAAGATAATTCTAAAGAAGTAGTTCCTGTTGAAGTAAAAGAATTAGAGATAACTGTACTTGATAAAGAACCAGTTCAGATAAAAAAAGAAGATCCTATTAAACATAAGATTAAAAAAGAAGTGCCTGTTGAAAGTATAGAAGATTTGAAAGCAAAGATACAAGATAAAGTTCAAGAAATACCTAAAAAAGAAATAGTTCCTGAACCTATTAAAAAAGAAATAGTTCCTGAAATTATAGAAGATTTAAAGGTAGAAACTAAAGAACCTGAACAAATAGTAGTTACTACTGTTGAAAATACATCTAAAGAAGATGTAAAATCTATAGATTCAGATCCAGCTTATTTCAAAGAAGTTGAAAAGCAAAAAGAAAAAATAAAAAAATAAAATATAAAAACTCAGAAGATAGCAATTGCTATCTTCTGAATTATTTATCATTATTAATATCATCATATCACCTTTAATTAATCTTCAGTGCCTATAGTCATATTATCATCCATCGTTATCACCACCTTAAGTGGCGATATAATGCTATATCATAATGTCATCAATTTGTATAATTGATTAATTAAAATATAGCATTCAAATGGGATAATTTTGATATAGTAGAACCAGAAAATACTACTATTTTCTTACTAAGTATTATTTTTTTACATACATTATCTTTAGTAATGAGTTTGCACTCTTCAATATAAGCTATACAATTCGAATCTATCTCTGATACAAAGTAATTAGTTTCAATAAACCCATCTAGTGATTTTACTACTGCATTATCTTTATATTTAATTTTACCAAATAGTGGTGTAACTGATTTTTTAATGATAGTATCCATTTTCTTTGATTCAAATTTATACATTGATAATTCTTTTTCAATGTAATTAATATCTGTTTCGAATGTTAATGGACATTCCTCATCATTTAGAATCTCACGAATAAAGTTGATTTTATCCTCCGTAAAATCATCGCTCTTACCTTTTACCATCTTTAATCTTTTGATAGTTGTTTTTTCCATTACTGCATCGCTCTCCTTCGTAATTTTGTTAAATCAATATTGCTACAATTATATAATATATGTTTAAAAATTAGCAGTTTTACAATATAGATTATTTACATAATTCCAATCTATTTTATCTTTATAATCATTTATAAACTTATCAGATACGTTTTGTCTAATTATAATATCATCAATCTCAACCTTATCTATAACTTTTCTTATTAATTCTTCAGGTATATCTTGAGATATAGACATTGTTTTCCAATCTAATATATCTTTATATTTAAACATAAATCTTACAGATAATTTTTGGTTCTCACATATAATACTAACTAAGCTCTCTCTATTTATATATTTTTCAATAAAAGTCTCAGGTAATTCCTGATATGTAAATAATACCCTCATAGAGATTCTAGATAAATTATCTATTATAATAGGTCTAGGAACATAGTATTCTTTACATAATTCATTCCAATTTATTATACTTGGGTCTTCCTTAATTAATTTTGATAGTTTATTACTTAATTCTTTCATAACCCCTTCATCTCCCGTTAATTATATTAATATATAATGTATATATGATTTCTCATATATACATTACTATCATATTTATAATATATAATTAAAAAATTGGATCTGACACTTTTGTTTCAGGTAGAATTAATGTAAGATTATATAATGATTGAATAGCTTCATTTGATGATGTTCTTATATTTAACCCACCTAAAGATATATAATGAGATTTAGCCTGCATATGCTCTTCTAATTCTTGATTAGCTTCTATTGTATATGCTGCTTTTACTGTAACCTGATCTCCATCTATTTAACGCCCTTATTCTGGATGCTGAGCACTTATATTTTTATATAAGATTGGACTATATTATACCTTTCGGCCCGCCTCTTTCGATTTAAAGGATTTAATACCTACCACAAAGTGGCCCTACTCTACTCACTTCAGAAGTGTATCCACCTCTTAATTTTAACTAGAAGTATTACTAGTATATCAGCTTTCGATAGTCTCTGAACCTTCTACCAATTATAATCTTTAGATATATCGAGATAAGCATCTCTTCGTCGTATTCGTCCTATGAATCCACGACATTGTTCATAAGTTCCAGGTAAATTTAATTCACGTATTATCTCACCAGTTCTTTTACCATCTTGCAATAATTTACATACTCCAATAATATATTCATCATAATTCATAAACTTTTTAGCAGAAGGGATATTATATAAGCATGATATTGATTGCCACCTTAAACCTTGAGCTATATGACTTACAATAAATCTATTATTTTCATTAACCTCTAATCCAGCTATTTCAAGTGTATTTCCATAATTAAATCCATCTTCTAATGCTTTGCATATAAAATGAATTTGTTTATTTGTTAATCTTGACATACCATTATCTTCACCAGCAGTAATTTCACCATGGCTCCAATTATGATTATTTATATATGGAGTGCTATAATCTATTTCTCTTGCTCCATTTTCTATGGCATGATCTACATTTTCTTGTGGTGTAATCCATTCAAGATTTTCAATTCTATTATTGAATTTACATAGATCCTTATGATTAACAAATATTTTATTTTCTGGATCTGAATTTATTATAAACATTATTGCAACTAATACATGAATTCTATATGTAGATCTTGTATTATTATTGTTCATTAATTGTGTTGATAAATAAGTATCTACAATAGTTGATAATAGTTTACCTGATTTCTTATTCATAATTTTACCGAAATTACTTATTTGATATAAATCATGTTTTATATTTAAACATTCTAAATCTACCCAAATAACTTCATTTTCAAATGTTATCGGTCTATACATAATTAATCACCTCTTAATGTATAGTTACTTGATCGGTAGACTAGTATTATAATTGATAGCTTGGCTGCTGATTATCCATTGTTTATAAGGGTTAGGAATGTTTCACCATACCTCATCTTAATTATTTTTCTTATCTTTCGATTACATTCACGCCTATCCATTACAGATTACGTTGTAGTATAATTAAGTTTTAGAGTATTCCAGCAGTTTAAGCGGTTTTTGTTTTAGGGAATTTCGCCCAAGGTAGACTACAATGTATAAGATTAGGTTCATAGTCTCCACCTATAGCAGTAAGATATAGATTACATATATTCAATGTATCTATAAATTTATTACTTGTATCCTTTTCTATATCTTCTTTTCTTATCTTAGGATAATACTTATAAAACTTATTATCATACCACATAGGTTCTATATCTTTCGTAGAAGATACAACTATTTTTGAAGGATATTGATTAAAATAACTATCCATAGGATATCTTGTTATTAATATTTTTTTATCACTTGAGCATTCAATACAAGCCATATATATTAAATCACACCAAGTTAGATTTCTTCCTATTAATGGAGTTTTTAATATTTCTTCATTTGTAGCATCATCAATATCTAAATTTCTTCCTTTAAAATTCATATGAATAGTTTTCTTTTCATCATTAGGAACTTCTATAGCAATAAATCTATTTGAATATCCATGTATAAATCTATCAAGTTCTTTCTTTATTCTAATATCAGAGAATTCTATTAATGGATCTTTTACTTTTATATATTTTACTTCAGTACTATCCTTTTCTATATAAGGATACATTCCATTTCCAGAGAATTCATTTTCAAAGAATCTTCTTATCCAAAATTCTACATAAGGATATAAATTTGTACATAATGATGATAGTGGAACTGCAGTATGATCTAGATCTACCATCAAGTCCTCTAATCTTTCTACTCTTAAATTTGGAGCAGATAAAACTAATCTTGAAGAATAATCGGCAGTCTTAGACATTACTGATCTTTTTATTATACCTTTTTTTCCATATATATTTGGTTCTTGTGATAACCAAGCATATATTGCTAATAATATTTCTTGAACTCTTCCTTTAGAAGCAGTTGACATTGTTAAACCATAATCAGCAGTTTCTTTTAAAGATCTAACCGCTATTATTAGATTATCATATAACTTATTAATTTCTCCTACTCCTATTACAGTTGCTTCAGTATTTACATCTCTATAATATGCTGGTATTACTATACATTTCTTTACAAATAATTTATCTTTATTATTTTTTATGAATTGTATTTTAGTGTCTCTTTTATCTGAATCAGTAGTTCCTATTTTAATGATATCAATATTATCTTTTAAGAACTTAATACCATTTTTTCCATTCTCTTCATCTTCTACAAAATCACCTTTTGAATTTATAGAATACTTTTTTGTACCATGAACAATCTCTCTAACTCTTTTATCCATTTGACACCATAATTTATATACTAATGGATGTAGAAAGTATTCGGTGAGGTCTATATATGCATATTTATTAGCTCTCTCATCTGTTGATATACCGAATATAGTATTAGATAGGAGTCCCCTTTCTGTTGGTACACCCTTTCTTACAAAATACACAGGATCAGTCACTTCTTCTATATCATTTGCTTTAACAAATATATCTGGTTCCAATATTTCTAATTTAAAATGTTCTTCTATTGCACTTTCTAATGCAGTTTGTAATATATTAAACTTAAAATCATCTTTCAATTTTCTCATCTCCTTTATAAATATGTTTAAACAAATTAAGGTATCTGGTAAATACCAGATACCTTTTATTTAATTTAATTTATCTATAAGCTTTACATTTAAAATATTATAATTTAAAGTCAATATTGGGATAAAGATATGTCCATATTTAGATACTTCTTTACGCTGTATTACATTATAAAGTCTTGAAGCATCATCGCATCCTTTAAATATAACATCAAATGATATATGATTATTATTATCATTGGCATTTACATCTACATTTTTATATTCAACTATCAGATCATGTAATGCCATTATCTCATCAAAATAATGTATAATATCTTTTATATCATCTATATTATTTATAGTAACATTATTGGCTAATATTAAAGACACGATTTATCACACCCCTTCTGTAATAGTTTCAACTAATGTTTGTGCTGCTGCTTCTTTTTGACCTTCTTCAGTTGACAACCGTTGTACCATTCTACAATATAACCCATGGAATAACCAATTGGGCATATCTATTACTTCGGTTATACTAGCTTTACCTTTAAAATTAGACATGAATCTGTCTAGTTTGTCGATGTATTCGCTATACCCGCCAACTGATGACGTGTAAAAAGTAATGTTTCAGCAGACATTTCTTGTTCAGGTATTACAGTTTTACATTTAGGACATTCGACTTCTGGTAATATATATACTATCTCATCATGCTTTTCATTAATTACGTTTATAAGAGAATTAAATGAATAAAATTGGTCGGATGTTAGAGTTTGTAATATTTGTGAATACTTTCTAATTTTACCCTTAATGGTCTTTACTGCATTATCAGGGTATTGTTTTATATCTATTGGTTGTAAATCATTTTCTTCTCTATTAATATAATAGATACAATCTACATAAGATATTAATGATAATAAATCGCTGTATGTTGTAGTAAACTTCTCATCTAATATAACATTTTCAAATATTATATTATAAATAGATGGTTCTCTTAATCCTATTACATAGTCATCAGATACTTGAACTAGCTCAACATCGTATTTATTTACACTTGCAGTATCTTTAGCAAATATATCTGCAACTAACTTCTTAGCAGCATCATTTTTATATTTTACCATATCATCTATTTCAGTATCTTTCATAAAGATATTTGAACAATGTGGACAATTGTATGGTATTGAATTTACACCCTCAAAACTAGCTTTATAAGCTGTAAAGTATATATGATTTATATCAAAGAAATTAAGTAATTTAACCCATTCTTCTATAGTCTTAGGTTTATTAGGATCAATAACATGATCAAATAAGATACCATAAATTTCTCTATAAGTATCAAATCTATTTTTAGAAGAGGATTTTGGATCTAATTTCTGAATCTCTAATCCACCAAATGATTCCATTGATATAGGAATACCTGTAGCTGGAAGAACCCAACTGATTGTTCTCTTAGTTGATAGATTTGTTTTAAGTGAATTTAATACTGATATTGGTTTTTTTGATATAGAGAATGATGCTAAATCTATTATATTAATAACTGGTTTTATTTTACTTTTTATTACTGATTTAACTTCTGCTAATTGTTTATTAGATTCAGCTTCTAATTCTTCATCATCTTCATCATCTAAATCTTCATTCTTTATAAATATACTACTACCAGCAGCTTTATCTATCATTACATGAGATTCTTTAATTTTAGTCTCTTCTTCATTATCTTCATCATCTTCACCCTCAGCCATTCTCATTAATGAAGATTTATCATGATGTTCTTCTGGGAAAATTACTTTTTCATCTTCATCAGAAGCTAAAGTTTCAATTATTTCATCCCTTCTAATATCTACTTCTTTTTCTTTTCTTTCTATTGCTTTATTAACATTACCTAATATATCATCTAGTCTTTTTTCCATTGGATCTTTCTTTGATGAATTAGGTCTTATTTCTGCTGCAGATACCTCTTTTAATTTTTTACTACTAGTTACCTTTGCAGTATCAGTAGTTGATTTTAAATCTTTTAAAGTTACAACTTTTTTATCGTCCATTTTAATTTCCTCCCTTATTTTATAGATCTGATAATTTTAATATTTGATTGTTAAAATCAGTATTAAATATATATAAGGTATTATCTACCTTTATACTTATTCTAATATCAAGTGAAGATATTTGTTCTACTTGAACTGTTACCGCATTTAAACTTGGTAAATATTTTGCTATTTGATTAGATACTTCTGTTTGTAAATCATTTAGTTTATCCATATCCATATATCTATATCGTTCTATAAGTCCTACACCCATATCTGGATGGGTTTGGCTTGATCCTGGTATTCTTAATAGTAGTCTTATTAGTAATAAATAAATTGCATCATTACCTGTTTTTATATTAGGTCGTTTAAACTTATCTACAGAAAGAGTATATTCATTTAGGTTCAAGATTCTTATCCCTCCTTATATGCTAATTTATTTTATAGTTTAATTTATATATTTATACAGTAGGCTAATTTAATATATAATGTAAAACTTAATATGATAATATATTATATACTTAGATAGTAATAAATATTTAAAAAATAAAGGGGATGTATTAAAAATGTTATTAAAAACTAAACAATTCTGTGAATTAGCAAAAGAAGGTAAATTGAAAATATTAATGCCTATGTCAAAAATACATTATGAATTAGGATTAATACCTTACAGCATTTCTAGCGATAAAAAAGATATGGTACAATGTACTGTAGAAAAGTATAAAGATGTAAAAATAGAAAGTTGCTATAAAATTGTTTTAAAAGCTACAGATAAAAGATATGGAAAAGAAAATTTCTATATAGAAGATTTGTTGGGTCTTATAGATTCTGGATATATTAAGTGTAGCATACATTTGTAAAACTTATTCATTATAATTATATATTATAATAATGAATAATAGTTAGTAGTAATCTATTATTCAAACAAAAATATAAAAACTGCAAACAAAGGAGAATACATATTATGGAACGTAGAAATAATGTAGTAAAAGTACAAGGTATAGTAGATACTAGGAAACGTGTAAGAATATTTGGAAAAAGATACATACTTAAAGAATCTGCTAGAAAAAGATATTGGGTTATAGCTAATGTATTAGGATGGTTAATAGCAATAGGCATATTAGGAACATTATCATATATGGTATGGTCAAGAATATAATTTAATTGGAGGTTTTAATAATGACAATTACAGTACCAGATCCTAAATATAAAGTTGGTCAACTCGTTAAATTTGATGCTAGTATGTTATCATGCACTATAACTGTAAAGATAACTAAAGCAACATTAGTAGTAGATGTTACTACTAAAGAATCTTATTATAAATATGATATTAAACATCATGCTGTAACTAATGGATGGTCTTGGGATAATATAGAAGAAAAGATTTTAGATTTGGCTAATAATTAATTAAAATTGGAGTGATTTATTAATGAATTGGAATGAAGATAAATGGCAAAATGGAGAAGCGGAGCATCCTAATTATATAGTTAAATCAGATAATGTAGCAGTTCCATTTTTTGATTTAGTATATGCTAATGCTTGGAAAAATAAACTTTGTAAATGTAATACTGAAGTTAGTATATTGGATTTAACTAAATATGATTGGGTTGCCAATCCTGCACATATTAAATTTCATAAATTAAATAAGGAGAAAAACTATGGCAAGATATAGTGATAAGGATTTAAAAATACTAAAAAGATTAAGATTCCAATTTAAAATTATTAATTTTATTTGGAAGTTAACCTATAGACTCAATTCTAGAATTGAGCATCTTAAAGATAAAAATAGAAACACTAAATTAGCAATTGCTCGTAAATATCAAAATGAAGATTTGGCAAATGCTATAAAGTTATTAGCTGATGTATGTGATGGTGATAATAAGTATGGCAATAAAAGTATAGTTTCTGAGATAAGTCATGACAAAATATAATAGTGATAAAGATTTAAAAGCAATCATTAGTAATGAGGAATTCAAAAAAGTAAAAAAATTAAGATTTAAATTTAAAATTATTTATTTCATTTCTAAATTAATTAATGAAAAAAGTTCTAAAATTGAAAATCTTAAATATAAAACTTTTGATGCTATGTTATCAATTGCTGATAAACATAAAAAGAAAGAATTAAAAAATGAAGTTGATTCATTGACATCATATTTGTTAGATCAAGATAACAAAAATGGAATAAATTCAAAAATAGTATATTTGCCACAAGATAAAGAAAGCACTGATTATATAATGAGTAAATCTTTAGCTGAAAAATTATCAAATCCATTAGTAAAACCTTGTAAAATAGAAATAAAAGAAGAGGATAAATTGAAATAATAAGGAGAAAAATTATGGCAAAATATAGTAATAAAGATTTAAGAGCAATTACTAATAATAAGGAATTTAAAGAAATAAAAAAATTAAGATTTCAACTAAAAATTATTAATTTTATTTCTAGATTAACCAATGAGAACAATTTTAAAATTCAGGAACTTAAAAATAAAAATTTCAATTCTATACTATTATTTATTGATAAGTATAAAAAGAATGAATTACCAAGTAGAATAAATTTATTAACATCATATTTATTGAATGAGAAAAAAGTAATTAATAAATATGATGAAAGAGGAAATCTAATTCATTATAAAGATTATAAGAATACTGAATATTGGAAACAATATGATGAAAAAGGAAACTTAATTCATTATAAAGATTCTAGGAATATTGAGTATTGGATGGATTATGATGAGAAAGAAAATATAATTCATTATAAAGATTGCGATGAAGAATGTTGGAGAGGGTATGATGATAAAAGAAATATAATTTATTATAAAAATTCCCGCAATTTTGAATATTGGAAACAATATGATGAAAAAGGAAATCTAATCAATTATAATTGTTATGATATGTATGGATTAGAAGCTGATTATATAATGATGAGTAAATCTTTTGCTGAAAAAATATCAAAACCATTAGTAAAAAATTGTATACTAAAACCATCTTATATGCTATCACATTGGCACTATTAAGATAATAAAGGGGATATATATTATGGCATTATTAAGAATACCTATGGAAAAGGTTGTAGAATTTTTAAATATATTTGCAATTAATGGTACTGAATTTGTTGTCAAGGAAATTAAGATTTTTAAAAATATAGAAGTGTTTGATGGCCATTATAGTCCATTAAGTTCTATAAAAGTTATAACTTCTAATAAAAATTTAAAAGGATTAGAAGCTGCTAGAGATAATCATAGAAATCTAATTTATGAAAAAATTATTGATGGAGATAATAATGAACCAATAATAATTTTTAATAAAAATAAAATTGATAAAAATGAGGTAATTATCTTTGAAATAAATATGGATGGATATATTCATGGACAAGATTTATTAGCAGCATTAAAATTTGGAACACCTTTATTTAGTAATTATTTAAAATTTAATCCAGAAGATTTGAATAAATTTCTAACATCAGAATCTAATGCTCAATGGCATTTAGCATTTAATGCTAAAAAAGAAAAATTTGAAAATACTCTTTCTTATGGTATTAGATCTGAGACAGCAAAATTAGCTGCTGAATTAATTGAATTAGAATATGGTTTTAATATTTATTAAATAATAAATAGACTGGTGTGTAAGCCAGTTTATTTTTTTAATTCAAATATTATTAAACATAAGAATAATATAATAATTAGGAGTTGATTAATATGGGAATTTACAATCCTACAAATAATATAATTCATTTAAATGAACTAGCTATATTATTAGAAACGACTGGTGTAGAAAGAAAATGGAAATGTCCTTATTGTGATTATCATGATACAAGAGAAAGATTAGTAAGTCATGTTGATGATGAACATGAAGATATGTTATCAGAAGATTATCCTGCATCAAGAGCTGTATTTAATTATATAAATAAAAAGGATCATGGTTCTTGTATTGTATGTAAAAAAGAAACTAAATGGAATGATGAGACTTGGAGATATGAAAGATTATGCGAAATGCCAAAATGTGAGAAAGAATATATAGCTGGAATGAGAGCTAATATGGTTGGTGTATTTGGTAAAGAGAATTTATTAAATGATCCAGAACAACAAAAAAAGATGTTATCTAATAGAAAAATCTCAGGAACATATAAATTTGAAGATGGTGGTATTAGATCATACTGTGGTTCTTATGAAAAGAAATTATTAGAGTTTTATGATAAAGTTGTACGTGCTCATTCTAAAGATGTAATCACTCCTGGTCCTGTAATACAATATCAATATCAAGGAAAAACATTGAATTGGATTACTGATGTATACTATGTGCCAGCAAATCTGGTCCATGATGTAAAAGATGGTGGAGATAATCCTAACAATAGGCAAATGGATGACTATAGAGCTAAGCAAGATGCAAAAGAAGACGATATTTCTAAATTAAACAAATATAACTATATAAGATTAACTAATAATAATTTTGATCAATTACTATTGATACTTGCTGAAATAAAATATCAAATGATTGATCCGAATAAAGAAAATAATACTGATTATATTATAAGAATAAATGAATCTGAATTAGGAGGGGCTATGCCAAATCAAAATAACCAATCAGACAATGCTTATATCATACCATATCTAATGGATAATTCTTTTAATATTGCTTTATCTACTGATAAGTATTTCTCTAATATGTATAAGATAAAAGATAATAAAATAGAAAAAGGATCTATCAAAGATTTATATGAGAGTAAATATAATGTATACAAATATACTGGAGATAATTTTAAAGAAGTATATAAAAGTATATTAGAAGATTATAATAATAAAACAAATATAGATAATAGATTCTATCTATATGAAAAAGTATGTGGGAAAAACTTATTAAGTATGGATCAATTAATATTTGATGAAAACTTAGAAGACTGTGCTGACGCATTTATTGAATCAGTATTAGATACTCAGATAAATGAAGCTACACTTATTCATCTTGCTAATAAAGAAACCCATAGTTTATTATACACAGAGTTAACTGATATGCTAGATATAAATAGTAAGAAAAGGATATTATTCAATAATGAAAATACAAATATATTACAAGACATGAATGGATACTTTATATATAATGAACAAAGTGATAGAAGAACAAAATCTTATGATAGTATATCATCAATACCTTATATAAATATTATGATTAATAGACTAGCTTAATTGCTAGTCTTTTTTTTTTGTTGATATTATAATTTTTAATTATATATTATATATATGAATAAAATATAAGGAGATGTTTTTATTATGAAAGATTATAAAAATATACATAGTTTTAGTGAAGGACTAGCAGCTGTAGAATCAAAACATAAATGGGGATTTATTAATAAAGAAGGAGAAGAAGCTATACCATGTAAATATTGGCAAGTATATGATTTTTGTGAAGGATTAGCATCGGTAGAATTAGATAATAAGTATGGATGTATAGATAAGACTGGTAAAGAAGTTATACCGTTTAAATATGATTTTATATCTAGTTTTAAAGAAGGATTAGCATTGGTAGAATTGAATAATAAGATGGGATTTATTAATACAAAAGGAGAGGAGGTTGTACAATTAATATATAATAAAGTATATGATTTCAAAGAAGATTTAGCAGTTGTAATATCATTAGAGGGGGAATTTTGTGTTATAAATAGGAATGGTAAAAGATTATAATTAATAGACTAGCTTAGTTGCTAGTTTATTTTTTTTTGTTAAATTTAATAATAATTATATATTATATACATGAATAAAATATAATTTATAAGGAGATGTTTTTATTATGGAAAAAGAATTAAATTTAAAACAATTATTATTAACTAAAGATATTAAGAAAGGATTAAATTCTGATCTATTTAGTGATAAATCAGAATTAAAAGCTGCATTAAACAAAGTCATATCATTTGATGGCGATAATCAAATACGTGTAGATGCGGTTGTTGATGGAAAAGATGTATCATTTGAAAATACCCTATATAAAAAAGAACTATATCTATTAGAGTCAAGAGTGTTTGATAAAAAAACTGATAGTTTTATTGGTGCATATTTAAAGGTTGTTGAATCTGATGGACATGTATTAGATTTAAATAATGTATGGGGAACTACTGATTGGAATGTAGTAAAATAAAATTTATAAGGAGATGTTTTAATTATGAAAGAATACGATAAATCATTTGGATTTTTTGAAGGATTAGCATCAGTATCATTAGATGGAAAATGGGGATTTATTAATAATAAAGGTGAAGAGATAATACCATTAATATATGATTATGGATTTAATTTCAATGAAGGACTAGCTAAAATAACATTGAATGGCAAATACGGATATATTAATACTATAGGTAAAGAAATAATACCATGTAAATATGATATGTTAACTAGAATTTCTGAAGGATTAACTGCAGTAAGGGGGAATGATTATAAATGGGGATATATTAATATAAAAAATGAATTAGTAATACTATATAAATATGATTTTGCGGGAAATTTTAGAGAAGGGTTTGCCCGTATAAGAATAGGCCACGAATGGGGATATATTAATACTAAAGGTGAAGAGATAATACCATGTAGATATAGTATGGCAAGAAAATTTTCAAATGGTATAGCTAAGGTTCGTATAGGTAAATTGTGGGGATTAATCAATAAAGAAGGAAAAGAATTAGCTCCTATTATATATAAAACTATATCTGATTTTAAAGATGGTATTGCTGAAATAGAAATAGATGATAAATTTGGATTTATGAATACTGAAGGAAAAGTAATAGCAATATATAAATATACTATATCAGATACTAGAGATTAGATTAATTAATAGACTGGCTTAACTGTTAGTCTATTTTTTTTGTTAAATTTAATAATAATTATAATATAAACAATTATATAAATAAAGATTATAGGAGGAATATGATATGAGGGAATATGATAGTATACATGATTTTCAAGATGGATTAGCATCAGTAAAATTAGGTAATAAATGGGGTTTTATCAATACTAAAGGTGAAGAAATAATTCCATTTATATATGATTATGGATTTAATTTTAAAGATGGTCTAGGAATGGTAGAATTGAATGGTAAATGGGGATGTATAGATAAGAATGGTAAAGAAATAATATCATGTAAATATGATCAGATATTTACATTTTATAATGGCTTAGCATCTATAGAATTGAATAATAAATATGGGTATATAGATAAAACTGGTAAAGTAATAATTCCAATAATGTATGATTATGTATATGACTTTACCGAAGAATTAATACGAGTACAATTAAATAATAAAACAGGGTTTATTAATATAGAAAATAAAATAATAATACCATTAATATATGATCATACTTATAGTTTTATTAAAGATGGAATGATTTCAGTAGAATTGAATGGTAAATGTGGATATATAAATATAAAAGGCGAAGAAGTAATACCTTGTATATATGATGAAATATATGATTTTCAAGAAGGTTTAGCAGGTGTTAAATTAAATAATAAATTCTATTTTATAGATAAAAGTGGTAAAAAATTATAGTATTAACAACTATATAAAATAAAATTTATTGGGGGAATTAATATGAATGAAAAAATCAAAGCTCAAATCTGTTTTGCAGGAACTGCAAATCTAGAAAAGGTAAAAGAACAACTAGTACAATTAAAGAATGAAAATAAATATGAATTTCATTGTTGCTTTTTACCAAGGCATATAGTAGTTGAAAAAGGATTTACAACAGATATAATTGATATGCTTGAAAATACATTAGGTGATGATCTTATATGGGAACTAAAAGAATATAAATCATTTGATGATATTATGAAAGATTTATATACTGTAAGAGAGCACGTTGCTAATACAGTAAATAGAATGTTTGTTTTAGATTCAGGTACTGCTAGAGGTGTTGCTAAAGAAATTGAGCTATTCACTTCTGCAAAAGTTATAATGATGCCTTAAGAAAGTTAAACTAGAGATTGATTTCTCTAGTTTATTTTTTGCCAAATTTAATAATAACCATATATTATACATATGAATAAATTTATAAGGAGATGTTTTAATTATGAATATATATGATAATATACTTAGTGAAGGATTAATAAGATCAAGACGAGATAATAAATGGGGGTTTAGTAATAAAGAAGGAGAAGAAGTAATACCCTGTATGTGCCACGATCCTATATTATATTTAAATAAGGAGACATCTAAATGAAAGAATATGATATTAAAAATGGATTAATAATAGTAATGCTAAATGATAAATGGGGATTAATGAATAAAGATAATGAAGAAATTATACCATGTATATATGATCATATATTTAAATTCGAAGAAGGGATAGCTCCAGTTTCATTAAATGGTAAGATGGGGTTTATTAATACAAAAGGCGAAGAAATAATTCCATGTAAATATATATATAATTCATATAATACTATTTTTCATGATGGGCTTTCCCCAGTAAGAGTAGATAATAAATTTGGATATATTAATAAAAAAGGTGAAGAAATAATACCATTAAAATATGATATGGCTTGTTATTTTAGAGAAGGATTAGCATCTGTAAATCTAAATGATAAATGGGGATTTATTAATACAAAAGGTGAAGAAGTAGTACCATTGATATATGAAAATGCATTATTTAGTTTTGATAAAAAAATATTATGTGTAAGAACAAAGAGTGGATGGGGTACTATTAATAAGGATGATATATTATTTGATAAAGAGGATGTTCTAAATGAATGAATTAGGATTTGTATCTACTTATCATGAAGGACTTTTTAGAACGATAAAGGATGGTAAATGGGGTTTTATTGATAAAACTGGTAAAATAATAATACCATATAAATATGATTTTGCATATAATTTTATGAATGGAATTGCATTTGTAAAACTAAATGGTAAATGTGGATTTATTAATAAGAAAGATAAAGAAATTGTATTAATAAAATATGACGATATATCTGATTTTAATGAAAAAATATCTATAGTAAAGCTTAATGATAAGTGGGGATTAATAGATAATCGTGGAAGAGAAATAATACCATTAAGATATGATTGGATATCTAGATTAGAAAGGGTATTTAAAATAGGAAAGGTATCTAAATTTGATGATTATATTGCAACAGTAAGGCTAGACAATAAATATGGATTAATAAATGTAAAAGGGGAGGAGATAACACCTATAAAATATGATGATGTATTTGAATTTGATAAGAATGGATTTGCAATAGTAAAAGCAAATGATAAATTTGGAGCTATTAATAAAGAAGGCAAAGAAGTTATACCATGTGAATATGATAAAACATCTAATTTTAATGATATGGTTAAAGGGGGATATTAAATGAAAAAATATGACTATGTATTTAGTTTTAATGATGGATTAGCAAAAGTAGTATTGAATGATAAATGGGGATTTATTAATAAAAAAGAAGAAGAAGTAATACCATTAATATATGATATCGTATCTAAATTTAATAAAAGATTAATAGCTGTAAACATTAATAATAAATGTGGAATTATTAACAGAAAAGGTAAAATAATAATTCCATTAATATATGATAATATGTCTCAATATATTAATAATGATCATATGATAAAAGTAACACTTAATGGTGGTTGGGGATTTATCAACACTAATAATAAAGTTGTAGTCCCATTAAAATATGATGATATAAGTGAATTTAGTAAAGGGCTTTGCTCATTTAGACTGGATGAAAAATGGGGTATTATAAATAGAAGGGGTAAAGAAACAGTTTCATGTAAATATGATGATATAGATGAGTTTGAAAATGGATTAGCAGCTGTAAAACTAAATAATAAATGGGGTGTTATTAATAAACGAGATAAAGAAATAATACCAATAAAATATGATGATATATTTAGTTTTGATAAAAAAAGACTTCTAGTAGTATTGAATAATAAATATGGATTAATTAATAGAAATGATGAAGAAATAGTTTCATGTAAATATGATTATATAGATGATTTTATTGATGGATTATCAATGGTGAAATTAAATGATAAATTTGGATTCATTGATAGAAATGGTAAAGAAGTTATACCATTAATATATAATGAAGCACATAATTTTCATAATAAGCATACTATAGTAAAATTAAATGATAAGTGGATATATATAAATAAAGCTGGTAAAGAAATACAATTATAAGGGGATGTATTAAATGAAAAAATATGATGATCTAGGTAGTTTTAGTGAAGGTTTAGCTGAGATTAGATTAGGTAGTAAATGGGGGTTTATTAATAGAGAATTAGTAGAGGTTATACCATGTAAATATAGTTCTGCAGAACTTTTTAGTGAAGGTTTAGCAGTGGTATCATTAGATGGTAAATTTGGATATATAGATAAGGCTGGTAAAGAAGTTATACAGTGTAAGTATGATTATGCATATGATTTTATTGAAGGAATGGCATTAGTAAGATTAGATGATAATATAGGATATATTAATAAAGAAGGTAAAGAAGTTATATCGTTAATATATGCTAATGGTTATGAATTTTGTGGTGGCTTAGCAATAGTAGAATCAGGTTGTAGAATGGGATTTGTTGATAAAAAAGGTGAAGAAGTAATTCCATTAATATTTGATGAAGTATATGATTTCAAAGAAGATTTAGCAGTTGTAAAATTAAATGGTAAATGTTATTTCATAAATAAAGTTGGTGAAGAAATATAATATAAAAAAGGTGGTATATATTAAATGAAAAAATATGATGATCTTAATAGATTTTATGAAGGATTAGCAGAAATTAGATTGGGTGATAAATATGGATTTATTAATAAAGAATTGATAGAAGTTGTTCCATGTAAATATGATTTCATATCTAGTTTTAGTGAGGGATTAGCAATAGTTGGATTAGATAAGAAATATGGCTTTATTAATAAAGATGGTGAAGAAGTTATACCATTAAAATATGATTATGTGTGTGATTTTAATGAAGAACTTGCTTTAGTAAAATTGAATGATAAGATGGGATATATTAATAAAGAAGGTAAAGAAGTTATACCATTGATATATGATGATGTATATGATTTTCATAAAGGATTAGCCATAGTAGTATTGGATAATAAATGGGGATTTATTGATAAAGAAGGTAAAGTAATCATATCCTTAATATATGATGAAGCATATGATTTTCATAAAGGTTTAGCAGTTGTAAGATTAAATAGTAAATGTTATTTTATAAACAAAGCTGGTAAAGAAATATAATATAAAAAAGGTGGTATGTATTAATGTATAAAGTAATAGGTAAATTTCAAGAATTAGATGGAATAGAAAAAGAAAGTCTTAGTGAAATTAAAAAAGAACTAGGTCTTATTGGTTCATTATCTGCAGATGTAGGAAATATTGAATTATATTATACAGATGATGGTAACACATATGCTATAACTAAAGACAGTGAGTATTATTATGGTAATAAGGGTGATACAGAAGATATTATTATTGCAAGGAATAAGCAAGGAAGACCTAGAGATACTATGACATTAGGAGATGTATCTAATATATTAAAAGAGCAAAATCCTAATGTATTATTAAATGATGTAAAATTATATGATAAATTTCTTAATCCCATTATGAGTATTGCTATTAATAATAAAAAGAAACTTATTAGTTTATTAACAGATAGTGATTTTGTTGGAATTAATAAGCCAGCAAAAGTTTTAAGTGATATCAACTTTAAATAATATATTTTAATTATAAAGGAGTAAAGTTTATGGACGAAGATAGTATAAAAGTAGGAGATATCATTATAGGGACTGGTGATACTATGGAGATGGTATGTTCAGTAAAAGATAATATGATATATACATTTGATGATAATACGTACAATACAAATGATGTCATAAAAGTAAAACCTAATTTAAATAAAACTAGACCAACTCCTAATATATAAATATAATAAACCAGCTTAATTGCTGGTTTATTTTTTTGTCAATTGTATATTTTTTAATTATATATTATAATAATGAATAAAAGTTAGTAGTAAATCTGTATTCAATAAAATTATAAACTACTAAAAGGAGATATTAAATGATTAATAATAAAAAAAGAAACATGGAAATATATAATTTAAAAAATGAAGGAAAAACTTATAAAGAAATAGCGATTATATATAAATTAACTCCAGAAAGAATACGTCAAATATGGTATAGAGTTGATAGACAGATTAATTATATAAAAACACCAAATTTAAATATAGATATTGATCAATTATGTGATAATATGTATAAAATATCAAATTCAAATGTAGATGAGGATATATTAAAAACTTACATTGATATTTGTCACTATGATAGAAATATAGTGAGTGAAATAGCAAAAGATTTTAATATATCTATATATAGTAATGATCAATTAGATGAAAAATATTTTTCAAGTTTAGATAGTAAGGTATATAATTACAATTATACTGGAAATGATTATTTAAAACGATTGGAACCTTACGGATTCATTTCTAATTCTAAGCATAATGATGAAATGTATATTTATAATTTAATAGAAATAGATAAGTATTTCGAGATATATACTATAAATGAATTAGTCTCTGTATTAGGAATTACTGATAGTATAAATAATTATAAAAGAGAATATCTTATAAATAAATTACAAAATAGTATAATTGAAAAATCAGATATTCTTAGATTAGTAGATGCATTGATAATATATTTAAATAATGATAAAATAAAAATATATGGTAGTTCATTAAAATATAATATTTTAAAAGAAAAATTAAATTCAGCTTTAGGAAATCATATATATTTAGATAGTATTTATAAATTAGTTAAAGCTGGTCATTTAAAAGAATTTGTTAAACCAATAAATAAACCTTTATATAAATGTATAACAGTAAATACTAGTATAGAATTCAATAAATGTTTTTATGATAGTTATACTACATTTACTGATAACTTAGAACAGTGTAAAAAAGAGTGTAATAATAGAGAAGTTGCACCTCTTGGATATCCTCAATTTTTATATGATATACAGCATATGCATAGTATAATAACATTAAAACATGGAGTATATGTTGATATAGTAGAATTGAAAGAACAATTTAAATTAGATGAACCAAAATTTGATATTAATAAATATAGATATTTTTGCATATATGATAAAACAATATAATAGAAAGGATGATAGAAAAATGCATATAGAATATAATGAATTAAAGAAATAAAATTATAAAGGAGTATTTAATATGGGTATATACAATGTAAATAAAATTATAACTGAATCTTATGACACTAATGCTGATATAAATAAAATTATAACAAGTTTATCTAGTAAGGAAAGAGACAATCTCCTTAAGCGTCCTGGATCTATAGAACAATCATATACAACTGTATATGAAAAAATAGAAAAGGTAGATAGGGTTGTTGCAGGTTATATTAGATTAAATAAACCAGAGGAAGGTCCAATATATTGCTTAGAGTTTGCAATACGTTCAGAGTTTAGGCATCGTGGCTTAGCATATAACATGCTAAAAGAAGCATTAGAAAGCAATTCTAAACAACGTTTTATAATATCTCATCCAGATAATGATAATATAGGTTCTCAGAAAGTAGTAGAGAAGGCTGGATTTAAATTACTAGAAAGACAAAAATATGTATCTATTTATCTTTATGATAAAAAGTTTCCAAATCATACAGCAAAGCAAATCTATAGTAGTATAGAAGGTGAGACTAAAGACTGATATTAATAAATTATAAAGGGGTAAGGTTGTGTGGATAGAAATGATATAAAAATAGCAGATATTATTATAGGGGTAGGCGATGTTAAAGAAGTAGTATATCTAATAAAAAATAATATCGTATATACTTGTGAAGGTAATAAATATAATATAGGCGATGTTATAAAAGTAAGATCTAATATAATCAAAAGTAAATTCGTTCCTATAATAGACTAGCTTAATTGCTAGTCTATTTTTTTTGTCAAATTATATAATAATTATATATTATATACATGAATAAAATATAATTTATAAATGGAGATGTATTAAAATGGAAAAAGAAACTGAAGTAAAGAAAATTAATTTTGTAGATAATATAAAAGATAAGGAACTTAATACAATTAATATTATAGCTTATATTGCTTTTAATACTAGTACTATAGAATTATTAAAGACAATAATAATTCCTGATTTAGAAGCTATAATATCGAGTTATAAGGCTGAATTAGGATATGATTATGAACATAATATCCAAATTGATGATATGTATTCATCAAATATATCTCTATCTCAAATATTTAAAATACAAGAGATGATATTTGGATCTAATTTATCATATGATGATAAACTTATATATTATGCAACTATGTATAATATAGCTTGTAAATTATTAAATAAATTAAGTAAGCAAAAAATATTTAGTTAGATATAGTGTTAAGACTAGAGATTAATCTCTCTAGTTTTATTTTTTATTTAGTATTTAACTTATTAATAAAATATAAGTTTAGGGGTGTTGGGATATGAAAAATATATATTATGATTACCAGACTAATAACAAAACTTTTTTAGATATGTATTCGCATCTAAAAAAATTAGGAATAACTAACAATAATTTCTTTCTTATTATTCTTAATAAAGATTTAGTAGGAGTAGATCCTTTTAATGAAAATCTTTCTACTTCACAAAAAATTGAAATTATAGAAGAATGTAGGTTAAACTATTGGTATTTCTTAAGAGAAGTTATAAGATTTAATTATTCGTCTTCTATTGATATTAAGCCATATATTTTAAATAGTGCAAATTTAGCATTTAATTTCTGTGTAGATATGAATATGAATATATTTTATGAATCTCCTTCTGTAGAAACTGGTAAAACAACATCAGTAATAGCACGTTTATTATGGGAATATATGTTTGCGTTAAATAGCAAATGTACTATGAGTAATAGTACGTTTAACAATGTAAAATTAAGTTTGGAATATATTAAAAAATATAAATCAATGCTTCCAATATATATACGTGATTCAGATAATATAGATATAGCTACAAGTAGATTTGTTATAAATAAATTAAATGCAAATTGTATTAAAGTAATACCTGTTGCTAGTAGCGAAACTTCTGCAAGTAATTTAGGTAGAGGTGTATTTGGAAGAGTATTCTTAGATGAGTTTGCATTTACTCCATTTAATAAATTATTATATAAAGCAATGTGTCCATATATAGCAGAATTTAGATTGCGTGATACTAATAATAGACATAATTATACTCCTAGTGGTATTATAATTGCTACAATGCCAGCCGATATAGCTGATGATACTGCATTATTTGCATATCAATTAGAACAAGAAGCTGTTAAATTTGATGAGTCTTGGTATGATATTAGTTATGAAAATTTACAACAATTGATTGAAAAAAACACATTAGAAATATCATTCGTACTTATAAGATTTAATTATAAAGATTTAGGTTTAGATAAGGAATGGTTCGAATCTAGATGTAAAGATTTCAATAATGATTATAAATCTATACAAAGAGAGACTCTTCTAAACTGGGATAATTGTAACTAATTTTTATAACACTCAAAACTAGAGATTTAAGGTCTCTAGTTCTATTTTTTACATAACATAAAAATAATCTGAATAATGTGATGTATTCGGATTTGTTATTATAATACCTTGACTGGTGTTCAGCTATCCCCCTCTTAATCAAGAGAACCTTATGGGTTCTCTTGGTTTTGTTTATTGTATATTTACAAAATTATAATGATATATTATAAATATACAATAAACAAAATATATAATAAAAAAGGAGGATTGTTGTGGGAGTAAAGTTTGGATATTTAATAAAACCAGACAAAATAAAAACATCAGCTATATATATTCATACACCAGAGTGCTACGAAACTAATTTAATAATTTCTAAAGAAACTACATCTGAGGAAATAGAAGGCTATGTACTCTATAATACTACAAAAGATAATAAGGATTTATGTTTCACACCTGAATTAGACAATGGAATGTCTGAATCTGATTGTGATAATATAATCGTAATAATAGATATGATATGTCAGAATGAACAAAGCATTAGTAAATTTATTTCATTGGAGGAGATTAATAAAATAAAGAAAGAAAAGTATGAATTATCAATTATAAAACAAGCTAAGAAGAATGTAAATATTATAATGGAGGAGCATAGATTAATATGAAAAGAAAATTTGCAAGAATAAGAATTTGTAAAAGAGGAATGACAGAAAAACATCCTAATCAGCATATAGATGGAGATTTAATGTGCACTAATAAAATTTATAATGAAGCTATAACTTTTGTTGTTAATTGGAAACCTGATAAAGAAATTAAACAGTTTGTTGATCTATACTGCCCTGATTATATAAACAAAATAATAAATAACAATATAGAGGTCAGCATCTATTATCCAATTGATATCACAGATCTTATAATTTATCTAGAGTCCGAATCTATATTAAAACTAGATAGTGTTAGCAAAAGAAATATAATAAAAAACAAAGATATAAAAAAATTATCATTAATGTATAGGAGGGATAAAAATGTTATCGGTTAAAGATCTAGCACTCATAAAATATTTTAATAAAGCAATATTGAGTTTAAGATATGGTAAAAAAATAGAGTATCAATTAATTGATACTGAAGAACTTGTTAAAGAGCATATAATCAGTATTCATAAATTAGATGATGAGCATTTTATCGTAAAGCTCATTTATAAATTATCAATAGATGATGTGTGTAGTATAAATAAATCAGCTTAGTTGCTGATTTATTTTTTAATACTAATCTAATAATATAACTTTATTATAATTATATATTATAGTATTGGATGAAAAAAATAAGGGGGAATTAAATATTATGATAATAAAAAAATTATCAGGACATACTAATTATAATCATAATAATATACAAGAATCATGCTTAGATTGTGAAGAATGTAGACATGAAAATTGTAAATGGTGTAAAGAAGAATTTTATATTCAAGACAAAAAATTTAATAGTTTTAAAGACGCTACAGATTTTGAAAATGAATTAATAAAATTAATACCATTTAATAAAGAAGGATACTTACCTATAGGAGATAATTATTTCTTTATTAAAGATAAGACATTATTTATCCACCTATTTTTGGAAAATAAATCTATAGATGCCAGATGTAGTAAAAAGTCATCTTTATATGCTGAAAAGTTTGTAATGGTAACTAACAGACAATTGCTTTATAGTAAATGTACATGTAAAGATAAAAATTATGATGATGGGAATTCTTGTCATAGATATGGTTGTAATAATAATATTTGTTATGATAAAATGAGTATTAGTGAAACTGCTGGAAAACAATGGATTATATAAATGTATTTATATTAAAACTAGAGATTCTATTCTCTAGTTTTATTTTTTGTTGAATATTAGGTAAACATAAGGATAATATTATATAAGGAGATGATTTATATGGGAGTTTATGATGCAACTAAATTTCATGAAATAAAAACGAATGAAAGAGAAATAGAAAAGTATAAAGTTCAATATCCTAAATTATCACATGTAAGATGTGATAAAGAAAATGAAGGAATAATACTAGATAATAATGGAGCATTTGTAGCAATTATTCAATGGGATAACAAGTCTAAATATATAGTAGCTTTAGAAGTTGCTCCAGAGTATCGTAAAAATGGAATTGGTAAATACTTATTAAAAAAAGCCTATTCTAAAGGTATAAATAAATTATCAGTAAATAAGAGTAATACATCTGCTATAAAGTTATATATTAAGAGTGGATATAAAGAAGAAAAAACCGATAAGACTATGATATATATGATTAAAGAATCCACTATAAATGAAAACTATTTTTTTAGTGGCGATGATATAGTATTAAATATAGAAAAATGGAAAGCAGATTCACCGAATAATATACTATATGTAACTGGATTAAGTGGTAGTGGAAAGACTACACTAGCAGCAGAATATGAAAAAAAGTATAATGCTGAAATGTTTGAAATAGATGGTTTGGAATATAGTTATGACGCATCTAAAAGTAAATTATTACAAAAAGCAAAAGATAAATATCCAGAATATGCTGAAGCATTAAAAAATGACTGGAAAGATTTAAAAGGAAATCCAGGAGTAGATTTATTAATAAGAGTTTTATTATATGTAATTAAAGAAATGAAGGATTCTGGAAAATTATATATATTAGATGGGGTACAAATATTTCAATGGTTAGATCCTGATACTTTAAAAAGTCAACCATTAATTATTAAAGGAACATCTATGACTAAAAGTATATATCAAAGATTTAAAAGAAATGGTGGAGATAAAATAGATTGGATTGCTGAACTACGTAATAAATTTCCACAATTGTTTAAAAGATATCTAAAAGATGAAAAGGAAGTTAGTACATTTAAAAAATCAATAAAAGAATCATATAATATAGGAGATCAATTTAGTTGGGAAACTTTTGGTGGAAACAAATATTCTGGAATAATCTCAGAAATAGATAGCAATGTTTTAATTGTTAAATTAAAAGATGGAACACAGAAAGCTGTTGAGATGAGAGAATCTTCTACTGCTGATACAGATGATATTAATGATTGGGAAAAGAATACTAATTCAGAATTGATTGGTGATGATTCAAACAATCTATCAGAGTTAGAGAAGGAAAAGAATAATTATGATATGCTTATTTATAAACAAAAAAGAGTAGCAGATTGGAAGAGTGAAGAATTATTTGGTAAAGATAATACTGAAAGATATGATGAATTAAAAGATAAATATTTAAAAACTATTGATAATTTTGATGATGTATATAATACTCCACAAATAAATACCGAAGCATCTATATCATCAGCAGATGGATTTGAAATAGACGATTCTAAAGATAATGAATATACTAAATTAAGCGATGATCCAAATAATGAAGTTCCAGGATATGATTCAGCTACTTTAAAACAAGCTATAATGTGGTGCAATAATACAATGGTAAGTATGATATTACCAGTTGGATCTTTAAAAGAATTAGAAGATTCTTATGTTAAATGGAGATCAATGACTAGAAAGCATCAAAGAGATAGTGATAATAAAAGTATAGAATTATTTGGAATGAATAATTTAGAACATTTTGATTATTTAAAATCAAAATTTATTGGTACTCAAAGTAGTGGAGATAAATCATATGATACTACATCAGTACTAGATGTGTCTGGTAAAGCAATAGAAATAGATCAGATACGAGATGATTTAACTGCAAATGGCAATACGAATGGAAATGCAAATGGAGACATGCATGAATCATCTATGTTGGATTATGGTATATCATTATTAAGAATAAATAATATTATAACAGAAGATATCTGTTCTAATATAGTAAAAGAAAATGCTATAAAAGATATAAAAAATAAACTTAATAACGCATATGATAAATCATATGATTCACTTCCAACACAATTACCATACTTTTCATTTAATGAAATACAATCTAGAATAGACACCTCTAACCCATACAAATATGCTGGTCTTAGTAAAGATATAAGTTTAAAAACATGGTTAGAGAGTTATTCCTTGATATGTAGTGGGATACTCGATTCTAGAATGAAAGAGTATACTCCATTATGGATAACTAAACTAGATAGTCTATATAGAGATTTATATAAAGCAACGGATGATACAAAGATACATCAATTAAAAGAAAATATATTATTATTAGGATGGAATCCAGAAGTTAATTTTACTTATGAAAATAGAATTAAGGCTACTGATAGATGCATGTCTATCATATCAGAGTATTATAAAGATAATTCTATAAATTTATCTCCATTAATTAATAATATAAATTTAAATAATAATGTAATAACTGAGCAAAATAAAAAAGATGAATTATATCCAATATATATATTATTATCATATACTAGTACTATTGCAGGAAAGGTAATATCAAGAGTTACAGATAGTATATATTCTCATGCTTGTTTAAGTCTTGATTCATCACTTCAAAAACTATATAGTTTTAATGCAAACGTGCATGGGTTCTCACTAGAATCTATAACTGAGTATCTGAAGTATAATAAGAATAGTATAATACAACTCAGTTGTGTATTTGTTAAAGCTCCAGACTTATCTATTATAGAATCTGGATTAAATGATTTATTATTGAATATAAGAAATACATCATATAGCTTTTTAAATATACTTGGAATAATGTTAGACAAATCTATACAGCTAAATAATTCTATGATATGTTCTCAATTTGTAGATTATATGTTTAAATCAATAAATGTAGATATAACTAATAAACCAAGTGGATTAGTAATGCCTAAAGATTTTCAAGTGTTAAAGAATAATAAAGTATATAAATTATATGAAGGAAAGATAGCTGACTATAATAGTCAGAAGATTAATTCAATGATGAATGTACTAATAAAGAAAGCTATATATATAAAAGAGAGTTTAAATATAATAAATGAGTCACAATTTATAGACACACTATCAAAGAACTCCAATGACATTAATATTATAGCATACTTGAATCAATCACATGATATACTGGAAGCTAGTAATCAATTAATATATAATGATTATATAGATCCATATATAAATATATCTTGCATGACTGAATCAAAAGAATTTCCAGTTCAATTTGATAAAGATGGTAATCTTCTAATTAGAAATAAGAAAAATATAGATTTTGAAGTTGAATACTCTAAAGCACATAAGCTATTAAAGATATATGATAGCACTGATAATACAGAAGGTATGAAATATGAACTATCTAAACTATGGTTTCTAAATTTATTACTAGAAGATATGATCTATACTCAAAAGAATAAAGATCCAGAATATTTAAAAGTAAGAGCAAGATCTTTAAATGATTTTAATAAGTATATTATTGTAGTGTCTAAACAAGATAAAGATTTTAATTTTACTGAGTACTATAATAATACTCCATTTAGTGATGAGACAACAAAGATAAATAGTAGCACATTAAAATATACTGGAGAAATACTAGAAAAGATATTAAAACATTTAATCCATTAAGTACTGTAGTAGGGGTAACTCCCTACTATAATATTTTTTTACAATATAATCAACAAGTTAATAATATAATAGATATGGGGGTTGAATAATAAATGATATTAACAGGAATGCAAATTAAAAAAGAAATAGAGGCTGGTAATATATTTATATCAGACTTTGATGAAAAAAGATTAGGTCCTAATTCATACAATTTAAGATTATATAATAAGCTAATGATATATGCAAATGACGTATTAGATATGAAAAGAAAAAATAACTGTATAGAACTAACAATACCAAAAGAAGGACTTATATTAGAACCTGGAGAATTATATCTAGGTAAGACAATAGAATATACTGAATGTGGTAATTTTGTTCCAATGATTGAAGGCAGATCTAGTGTAGCTAGATTGGGTCTTAAGGTCCATTTAACTGCAGGATTCGGCGATATAGGAAATAAACTTTCATGGACATTAGAGTTAGAAGCTACTAAACGTATTAGAATATATCCTGATGTAGAGGTATGTCAGATATATTATAATACAGTTATGGGAGATACCTCAATACGATATGATGGTAAGTATCAAAATGGTAAAGAAATAGAACCTAGTAAACTATATAAAGATTTTGAATAAAAGAGTAGGAGAAATCCTACTCTTTATTTTTTTATAATCATATAAACTTATAAATAATCATATATTATAATAATGAATAAAAATTAAGGAGTGATATAATGACTGAATTTATTTATAAAAATGGAGAAGATAATGCAACAAATTTTTTCATATCAAAACAATTAGAAAAATATAAAGTTAAAACTATATTAGAATTATACAAAACTCTATCTAAAGAAATTATTAATACATCTTCTTTTATTAAGTCTGATGATGAAAAAAGATTTATTCTTTTAAGTACATTTAAATTAGTATTTAATGAATATAATAGATTAGAATCGTATAAGTGTATTAATTATTCAAATATTATTTCAAAAGAAGAATTTAAAAATACAATGATTAAAATTAATAATATTGATAGTATTAAGATTAGATGTAAAGAAGCAGATAATTTGATGATAAAAACATTATCTAGTCTAGGGTATGATGAAGGAATAAATATATATAAAAATAGAGAGGGTATTTAAAATGAAAATAATATTAGTTAAAGAAGAAAATGGTCTTTTATATGAAGTTGCAAAGATTGTCTATAAGAATAAACCTACAGGATTTATCTTTAAACCTTCAACTCAGTTAGATATAATTGGTAAAATGATAACTGATGAAACTGATAAAGATAAGCAAGATATTATAATAAGAGATTTTAGTTATATTAAAAATTTATTTAGTCCATTATTAGAAAAAAATAATGAGATTATTAAAAAGGATGAAAATGAAACTAGAATAAAAATAATTAATAGATATCTAGCAATGATGGCTTGTAGATATGGTTTAACAATTATTGATTTGAATAAAGATGGAAGATATTATGAGTTACATAAAAGATACATATATAGAAGAGTTAAACCATTTACTAGGCCAGCTATGATGCATGAAAATCTATCATATCCTATATCTGCATTAAATGAATGTATTAAAAAAAATAATGAAGCTTTTTTTGGCACTAAAAAAGTTAAATAAGGGAGATATGTAAAATGAAAATAATATTAGTTAAAGAAAAAGAAGACGGCTTTTTCTATGAAGTTGTAAAAGTTATTTATAGAAAAAAGGCTATAGGATTCACTTTTAAAGTTTCAACTAAATTAAATATATTTGGTAGAATGATAGCAGATGAGACTGATAAAGATAAGCAAAATGAAATAATAAATGATTTTAATAATATTAAAGATATCTTTTATTCCCATATTGGAGAAGATATAGATATTGGTGAAGAAAATAAAAGTATGAAGGAAATTATTAATACATACTTAACAAAAATAACTACTAAGTATGGTTTAATACTTATTGATTTTAAAAAAGATAAAGATTTTTATCAATGTTATAAAAAAGGTATATATAAAAGAGTTGAACCAATTACTCAAAAAATCTAAATAAAGATCTAAGGGAGCATATAAAAATGAAAATAATATTAGTTAAAGAAACAGAAAATGGATTCTTACATGAAGTAGTAAAGGTTGTTTATAAAGACTATCCTTCTAAATTTACTTTTAGAGGCGTGGTTCAATTACAGATAGTTGGAAAGATGATAGCTAATGAAACTGATAAAAATAAACAAAATATAATAATATCAGATTTTAGTAATATTCAAGATATACTAGGATTTTATTTAGGAAGGGATTATGATTATGATAATATCAATTCTAATAAAAATATTAATAGAGAAGATTTGATAAGAACATATTTAGCAATGATAGCTAGTAAATATGGATTATCATTAATTGATTTGAAAAAAGATAAAGATCTTTATGAATTATATAAAGAAGGAATTTATATAAAGAAGCAATTTAATAATGATAATAAAGGTATTAGAGATAATTTAATACCAAAATTAATATTTAGTTATAGAGTTGGTGGTATTCCAATAATGAATATTGAATATGATAAAGAAACATCGCAACGCCCTATACCTGTTTCAGCATTTGCTAATGCAAAAGAATTAGTTTATACTATAAATCCAATTACTGGACAAAAAGCTTATTTTGCTATTAAAAATAAATCTAAATAAAAATTAAGGAGATATGTAAAATGAAAATAATATTAGTTAAAGAAAAAGAAGATGGTTTTTTATATGAAGTTGCAAGGATTGTCTATAAAAATAAGCCTGTAGGATTTACTTTTAAACCTTCAACTCAATTAGATGTGATTGGTAAAATGATAACTGATGAAATTGATAAAGATAAACAAAATGATATAATAGGTGACTTTAGTTGTATTAAAGATCTATTTTATTCATATTTAGGAGATGATTATGAGATTAATAGTGAGTTTGCAAATGAGAATAGAATGCAAACAATTAGGATGTATCTATCAGTAATAGCTAATAAATATAATTTAATAATTATTGATTTGAAAAAAGATAAAGATTTTTATGAATTATATAAAAAAGGTATATATAGAAAAATTAAAACTAAACCAGTCGATTTACCCAAAGATAAGGAAGTTAAAACAAATGCAATAAATTTAATAGATAAACTAATCACTCGCAGTCCTAAAATGGGAGGAGACCCTAGTTATACGTCAGTTAGTCTTAAGCATATACAACCACCTTTACCAGAATATTTGATGTATAAAAAACAAGATAAAATAATAGATGATTTTATAGAAAAGGTAATAACTAGTATATATTCTTATGCAGGAATACCACCATCATTACTTGATAATCCTATAAAACAAGATATAGTAAGTATATCAAAAAATGATATAGTTTTAGCAATGACTAAAGCTTATAAAAATGAAAATTAAGGGAGATATGTAAAATGAAATTAATATTAGTTAAAGAAAAAGAAGATGGTTTTTTATATGAAACTGCAAAGATTGTCTATAAGAATAAACCTATAGGTTTTGTTTTTAAAGTTTCAATTGAATTAAGTGTTGTAGGAAGAATGATAGCAGATGAAATTAATAAAACTAATCAAACTAGAATAATAGATGATTTTAATTATATTAAAGATGTATTACATGATTATTCAAAAACAGATGATGGTGATATAATTATTGGAAATATTAGAACTCTTATAATTACTAGGTATTTGGAATTTATAGCTAATAAATATGGATTAGTATTGATTAATTTAAACAAAGATAAAAAAATCTATCAATTATATAAAAAAGGTATATATAAAAAAGGCAAGATTAATCCAATTGATTGTTTTAAAGATGAAGAAGTTAGAAAAAATACAGTAGATTTAATAAATAAGAAAGTTATTCGTAATCCTAAAATAGAAACTGGGCCTAGTTATATTAGTAAAATAGATCCCGCTTCTATATTATCAACTAATCTTAAGTATATACAACCTTCACTTGAGCACATGTATGAAAATACTAATCTTTCAGATGATATGATTAAGAATATATATTCTTATATTGGAATACCTCAACCAATACTTGATGATATTAAAAAAGGGAAGGATTATTCATATTCTATTGATACACTTTCAGATGAAATAAAACAATGTATAACAAATTTACCACAATGAAAATGTAATATGCTCTCAGTAATGATTAAAAATTATAAAGATATTATTAAAAATGAAAATAATATAAACTCTGACGAATCTAGTGGTGAGCAAGGGACCTATTCTGTAAGTAATAAAATAGAACCTGATACTAATTATATTAGTAAAAAAGATTTTATTAATACATCAATTAATCTTAAACCTGCACAAGATCCTAATCATGGTATTTACAAAGGTGATAAATTTTTAGAACCAGATAAGAATAATAAAAAAGAATAGTTTGTACCATTTTACTTTTATTTAAACATATCTATAATAATATAGATAGGAGTGATTAATGTGAAAATAACTTTAGGTGACAAATATTATAAAGCAGATGAAGAAGGTAATATAGAAATAATAAGAGTTCAAAAAATAAAAACAGGTTCGATTATTGTATTGGATGATAAAAAAGAAAGACATTCTATATCAGAAATTGAGCTTGATGATTATACAAGATTAAAACCAGATGCATATATAACTTTTAGTATTGTAACTTTGGAACAAAATATGAGAGATATTATTGTTAGTATGCATAGAAGAAAAGATATTGATGAGGGTATTGAAGCACCATATGCCGCTTGTAGACAAAATATATTAGATATATTTGCAAATCAAATTGTTAAAAATGATACGTATTATATTGGATGTAGTATGAGTAAAGATACATGTCCTTCTGATGTTGATTTTGGTATTATCATTGCCTGTAATTCTATACATAAAATGTATATGGTTTCAGCATATATAGATGATAGATTAACTGATTGGTTGGATATTGTACCTTCAAAACAATTTGATACTGTTCTTGTAAATATTTTTGGAAACATAGCTAATGCTAATTTACAAGGATATTCTAAAACTTTAAAAGAGTTATTAGAAGTTAATTGCTTTATGTATGATTTTCATAAAGGATTTAATATAGATCAAGTTCCATTTAATATAAAATATAACGAAGATACATTTGAATTAGACTTTAAACAAACTAAATACTTAGAAGACTTATATAAAGTTGAAATAAGTAGAACGTATGTTGCTAAGTTTACTAAAGAAATAAGTTTATCAAAAATAAAAAGATATTATGTTTTAATAAATGATATGAATGATAATTTATTTGTAATAGCTTATGATATGGGTAAGTATATAAATAGAACGTTCAAAGAAAATTTAGTTAATAAAAAAGATTTGGTTGAACTCTTAAAATATAAAATGAGAAAATAGATTAATGAGTATATTATTATATTAGGAGGTGATTATTAATGAGTAGACAAGTGGTTATTGACTACGATGATGATAAAAAATGCAGAAGAGGTATATATGGAGAATGGGAATTAATAAAAGAATATTGTAATGATAGAGCTAATGATGGTTCTATATTATCTAAATACAAATGTAAAATATGTAATAATATTATATTTGTAACTAAGCATAGAATGGATAAATCAAGACATGTATGCAAAATATGTACTGAAAATTATTATAAATATAACTTTATAGGAAAAACATATAATAGATTAACTATTATAAAGTATGCATATACTGATAAAGATAGTAATCATTATTATTATTGTAAATGCTCATGTAATAATCTAATGCTAGAAACTCCAATTAGATTATCTCATTTAAAAGATGAAGATATACAATCATGTGGATGTATAAGATTAGAAAAGATTAAAGAAAAATTAACAACACATGGATTATCTAATACTAGATTATATAGTATATATGATGCAATGATACGAAGATGCTATGATATTAATAATCCAAATTATTATAGATATGGGAAAAGAGGAATTTATGTATGTAATGAATGGTTAGAAGATGATGGATTAAATAATTTTTATAATTGGGCTATTGAAAATGGCTATAGAGATGACTTGACTATAGATAGAATGGATAATGATGAAATATATGCTCCTTGGAATTGTAGATGGGCAACAAAGATTGAACAAGCAAATAATAGAAGTAGTTGCACTTCTATAAATATAATGGGAACCAATTATACTAAAACCGAAATTTCTAGAAAATATAGTATAAATAAATATATATTAAATAAGCATATTAATAATGGTGAGCGAATAGAAGATTTAGTAAATGCTATATGTAAATTAAAAATACCTATATCAATTAATACTAAACAAAAAGTTATCAGTTTTTACAAGTAATATTAAATGTCATTAATGTGTATAATTATAAAATATTTTATAAAGTAAATAAAATTATAATTATATATTATTATAATGAAAACAATAATATATTACCAATAATAATATATTATTAGAAAAGTACTAAGACAGAAACATTAGTATAATAATAAAAAAAGGGAGAGATTAAAATTATGCAAAATCAAAACCAAGCTCAAGCACAGAAAACAACAACAACACCAGCCCAGGAGGAACCATTAAGTTTAGATGTAGAACCAATCAAATTTGATGGGCTAATTAAATCAAAATTAATCACAACTATAGGTATTGGAAAATTAGTTTGGGAATTATTTAAACCAGTATTCCCAGAGTATGAAGGATGCATTATTCAGCCAGATCAATATGGCCAGTTACAAATAACTTTATACTTTAAAGATAAAGGAAAATTAACTGATACTAATGCACTTAAGGCTGTCACTCCTATTGGATTGAATCAGCATAGTAGTAGTGCTTATGAAAAAATTGCAGCAATTAATCAGAGATTTTCTGCTAGTAAATTTGAACTTACTAAAGATGCCAAGGAAATTCTTGGAGAGTTTTATTGGGTAAGAAACAATGGAAAAGTTCAATGGAGTCAAGTTGTAAATGAAGTTACATCTCAAGATTACAATGGTTATTCAGTTCATTTAAAAGTAACTGGATTAGACCTTACTAGAGTATTAAGAAAAATCTATGGCTTTAAAATCGATGGAGCAAGAGTTGATTATTCAGTATCTATTATAAAACCAATTGGAATGGATAATACTGGACTACTTCAGAACTACCTAATTAGCATTCAGCAGTTAGATACTAGAGAAGTTGAAAACTTGGCCAAAGAAGTTGGAGTTATCCCTATTCAGGGTTCAATCCCAATGCTTAAAAACTAGCTTACTAAGAACAATTTGAACTAAAATAGTTTAATATGAGAGTGTGTAATAACACTCTCATAAATTTTATTTTTTTAAATTATAGCTTAGGGGATGTTTTAATATGGATATAAAATATAGTATTCAAGATGGAATAGATAAATTGTTTGACGAAAAAGGAAATACTTTTTTAGCATTGAGAAAGATATCATGGGGTGAAAGTACAAATGCTAAATATGATTTAAGAAAATGGTATATTAGCAAAGATGGAAATGGAGAAACTGTTGGAAAGGGCTTCTCATTTTTAACTGACGATGGACCATCAGAACTTACTCATGTCTTATTAGAATCTGGATTTGGAGAAACTAAAAAGATCATAGATACTATTAAAACAAGAGATGATTTTAATTCATCATTAGTTAATAGTTTAAGTAAAAAGGAACTATCCGATACTGGATTAGATATAGGGCCAGAAGAAGATGATGAAGATTTATATGATCCTTCAGCAATATTTGAATAAGAGGTGATATTAAAATGAAGATATCATTAGAGCAGTTAGTTAATACGAATTATGTAAAATATGATAAGATGATAGAAATAGTCAATGCTGTATATGCCAAATCTAATGCTTCTACAATAAATATTTATATAGATATGTACTCTATGATAAAATCACTGTACTCTAACAGAGAGTATGAAATAAATGATTATGCAGCACTTACTGCGTGTATAATAAACATGTGTGCACACTATAGAGAATTCTTTAAAACAAGATATAAAACAAAATCAAGATTCTTTATAGTGTATTCTAAAAATTGTAGTTATATGAATAATCAATTTTATTCAGAGTATAATTATAAAAATCTAGGAATGTTCAATGCTAATAAAAAGATTGATGATATGGTAAAAAATAATATAGAATTGTTAAAAACTTTATGTCCATACTTAGATGATATACATTTTATACCTGGAACATTTGAAACAGGAGTTATTATATATGATCTAATGTGTAGAAATGAATTGATTGATGATTCTCCACATATGATTATAACAAAAGATAAATATAATTATCAATTAGCAACGGCTAGAAACGATGTAACTATATTAAGACCTAAAAAATCTAATGGTGAAGATATGAGTTATTCTATATCCTATAATAATCTAATATTTACTTATTATAATGAAAGAAATTTTAAAATGAAAGAACCAAATATGTTATCTTCAGCATTAGTAAGTTTGATTATGACACTATCTTCAGTACCAGAAAGAAATATAAAATCTTTATTTAATATCTCAAGAACAATAAAGATATTAAATAAGGCAGTAAAAGGATTTAAGATAATAGATGGGTACAATTCTGATACAGAAGTAATATGGAATGGAATATATAATGATGATTTTAAAATAGGATATCCTACATTTGAAAATAGATTCAAAGCAATAGATATTAGGCTTCAACACTCTATATTTATAAATACTCCAGAAGCAAAAAGTATACAGTTTAAAAATCTAGTTGATCCAGAAACAGTTAGATCAATAAATAATATGTATTTTAAAAGTACACCATTAGATTTGAATAGATTATAAGACAAACATAATAATAGAGGATACTCCTCTATTATTTTTTATAAAGAAGGTGTAATATTATGGATGCATTCAGATATAATATAAATATGAGCTATATGTATAATAATAAAGAATATGTTATAGACTCAACTAATATAACAAATTTTGTAATTGACTATTCATATGATACTAGAAATATGCCTATATTATTTGTAACAACATCTATAGATAAAAAAGTAGTAGATGATATGATTAAGAATAGTAGAACAAAAACAATAATATTAACTATATCCAAGTATACAAAAGATTCATCTATAACTATTCAAAAGAATTATATACATGATGAATTTATGTATTTCTTATCAGATGATTTAAATAATGTAGATGATTTGGATTATAGTGATAGTACTGCTAATTCAAAAGATATATATAGAAAGATAACTATAGGAATGATAGATTTGAAATTGATGAATAATAATAAGAAATTAATAAATGAAGTATTCATTAATACAAATTTATTAGATATCGTTTTAAAAAATACATCTCATATGAATTTACTTATAGAACCTATTCCAGACTTATTAGTACCAAGATTAATTATTCCTCCATTAACTTCAATAAGTAAATATATAAAGTTCATAGATAGTTATAATAGTTTATATCCTACAGCATATAGATTATTCTATGATTTTAATAGAACTTATTTATTAAGTTCAGCTGGTAATAATATTCCAGCAAAAGGAGAAAATATAAATTCAATAATAATAAATGTAAGCAAGAGTACTACAGCAGATTCTAAAGTACAAGGTATGCATATAGATAAACCTGGTAAAGCATATATAATAGAATTATCTGACACTGATATAAAATGTCTAGAAGATAAAGCTACTGATATATCATATAATAAAATAATTGGAATTGCAAGTGATGGAACATATAGATCTGTAGACTTAACTCTTCAGACTCCTGTAAAAAACTCATCAGAAAAGGTTAGAATAGAAATGATGACTAATGATAATATAAAACAAGTAGATAATATAAAAGCAGATATATTAAATTCTTCAATGAGTTTATACTTTGCTAAAACAGAGTTAGACACTTCTATACTAACATTGAATAGAAAATTTATAGTAAAAAATTATGCTAGACTTTATAACAAGGATGGTGTATTTATTTTATCTTCTAAAAAAGAAATATATACTCCAGACAATGGTTCTTTTATATTAACAACTATGATAACTTTAAAAAAAGCAATAGTATCCTAGTGCAATTAAGCACTAGGATATTTTTTGTTATTATTTTTTATTTTTCTCTTCTGGTGCAGGATTGCTGAAAGCTTTATCTACTACATTTTTATAATTTGTTCCAGCATCTGCTACTTTATCATTAGTAGTATCACTCTTTGGAGTTCCTACATTATCTCTTACATGATTTTTAACTATTTGCATATATTCTTTAAACATCTCTTCAGCAATAGTTTGTTTAGCTCCTAATAATCCACCACAAACATTTAGATATGTTTGTACTTTCTTTATCTGATCATCATATGATGAAGAGTCATTCTTTACTGCTGCAGTTTGTGATTCTTTATCTTGAGGAGTTCCTTGTACATTTTTCATATTTGCCGCAGGATTATTTTCTTGCCCTCCATTATTAGAACCGCCAGCATATGATATCTGAAGCTCTTCTATATATGCTTCATATACAAATGAATAATATGATTTATTACCATATATATTAAATGATTCATTATGCTCTCTATTTTTATTTCCAGAAGGGGTAGACTGGTTATTATTGTTATTGTTGTTATTAGACTGGTTATTATTATTTGATTGATTATTACCACCATTATTATTTGATTGATTGTCATTACCAGTATTATCATTTGTATTAGGTGCTGGTTGAGAATTTCTTTCTCTATCAGCCTTATCAATTATATCTGCTGCATTATTAGCAGCTTTCTTAATTTCATTTAAATCTTTTTCCAATAAAGGTTTCATCTTACTTTCATAATTATAACAATAATTGAAAATATCTGTCATCTTTATCTGTGCTGATGGGAATGGTTTAGGATCTTGTCCACCTCTAAAATATAATTTACATCTATCAGCAAATGCTGCATCTGATTTAGGTATTTGGTTAAATTTTGCTTTTTCAAATTCCTCTGGATTATCTAAAGGTAGATCATAATTAAAGATTGGAACTGCAGATGTTAGCATATTTCTTAAGCCTGTATCATAATCATACATTGTATATGTCACATCACTACGTAGCTTTTTCTTTAATATGATATCTTTATATTTCTCAAGATAAGATCTATTACTATTAACTAAATTAGTCATAGCTTCTAAGAACTTACCCCACATTCTTCCTATAGCTTCCATAATCTTTTTAAAAGCTTCTTTTATTTTATCAGTAACTGACTCATTCAATACATCCATATTCTTTATTGTATTTTTAGATTCTCCTATTAGAACTGCTTCTTTAATAAATCTATCCATTTTAGCTTGTTCTAACATTTGATCTGCAACAAAGGATGTATATTCAAACATATTTGAACTATATTCCATAACGTTAACCTCCTTTTATTTAGTAGTATTAACAGATGCTAATTTAGATAAAGCTTTATATAATACATCCTTATCTTGTTTATAACAATCCTTAATAGCATCAAGTTTATATGAAAATGCTAATGAATGTATATTACACATTTCGATTATTTGTTCAGCTTTCTTCTTTACAAATAAATCTATTTGATTCATAACTTCTGTCGAAACAGTTATATTTCCAGTTCCAACCTTATCATAATCTGAGTTTATAGCCAAGCCAACAAGCTTATTTATATCCCTAGTAGCATTTTGTTTAACAATACCTTGAACTTGCTTTTTAATTGATTCATAGTCTTTCTCTATACTCTCTTTAGTATCTTTAATAGACTTCTCATCTTTTTTATAATTTTGAAATCTTAATAGAGCAGAACCTACATAAGTACTTATAATTTCTATAGTTTCTTTAGATGATGATCCATTTCTATATACATTCCATAAATCTTGAGCAAAGTCTTCTTGAGCTATTGCTTTCTGAGATATAACTTCTCCTCTGAAGGAATCATACCAATCTCCATTTACATCATTAATTAATTCAGTATATTTTTCCTTAACCTTTTCCATAATCTTCTTTTGATCAGTTTCACCTTGAAGATCTTGAAAATCTAATTTAACAAAACTCTCTTCAAATTTAGCTTGTGCATTTATTAATGGAATAGCTGGAGAAAATGTATAATTATATCCATCTATAGAGAATTTATCCTTATCTGAAAAGGATGCAAACTTATCTTTATTTTTTTCAATAAACTTATCAGATGAAATAAACTTATTAAAAGCAATAATAAATTTATCAAATAAAGATTTTATAAACTTAAGAAATTTATCTATTATCTTCTTAACTGATTCAAAGAAGTCAGAGAATGATTCATTTATAATTTCTTCATTACCTGCACTCTCTAATATACTTTTATATAGAGTCTTGTTAATATTTCTATAATCATTCATAGATTCTTTTATAAATTGTAATGTATCCATGAAGAAAGATTCATCAATATTATTATACTCTAATATATTAGAAGTGTTGAATTCTTTTTGAGCCAATATATTTGTATTAAACATATTATATTTACACCTCCATAAATTTTAAATAATAAATAGAGATTACCCTAAAAGGTAATCTCTATTTAAAGCTTTTAATTATTTAAGCACTACGCCACTTAAAAATGACTCATTTGTTGAATCTGTAAAGCTATAGCTTTCATGCTTTGCTTTAAAGCCAACTAGAGCAACGCATATAGATTTTGCTTGTCTATTTTGATCTCTAATAGCTGATAAATGTGCTCCATTAGCTATTTGAAGAACTCCAATAGAATCTTTTGCATATTGAATATGTGCATTAAGCTTTCTAACATTACCTGAAGCTGCAGTTGAATCTGCATCAGTTGTATCTTTAGCAACAGCAGTAGTAGTTGAAGCCTTTGCTTGTTTCTCTAAATCTTTGATTATATCATTAATAGCATCTGTTAATTTCTTATAGTTCTTTTCAGCTTTTGTCTTAAGTTCTTTAGTAGCTTGAACTAATTTCAATTGCTCTCTTGGAACTATGGTTTCTATTTCAATCTTAGAATCTTCATCAGATCTAAAGTATTTGAATAGTTCCTTAGATAGTTCTCCAGATTCAATCTTTTCTGATTTTCCAAGAACTTTTCCTCTTAATGAATCTTGAATATCTTCAGAATTAGAAGTGTCTACTTCTGAATCATATACAGCACCCATTGTTGATTGGGATGGAAGCTCATAACTATCAACATTGCTAAATTTAAAGCCTTTGACTTTTAATCCTTTAGTATCTGCGTTGATAATCTTTGGAGCATATTGTTTAACAAAGTCAGCATCTGATTTAATATAAGAATCAATCATTGCGAAAAATCTTTTGAATAAACCCTTAATTTTTTCAAGAATATTCATAAAGAATTCCTTAGCTTTGTTTAGTAATGCTGCTAAATCCACTGCTTCATATACCATTTCAACACCAGTTGATTCGTATATTGATAGCTCATGAACACCTATTGCCTGCATAATTTTATTATAGTTCTCTTCTGATTCTGCAACTATATTAATTGCAGCTTCAATTCCTGGTTCTAACTTACATTCAATAACATTTACTGCACTTTCATCAAATGTATCTAATTTTTTAGTACTTGTATAAACACCCATTACTATTGTACCTCCTCAAATTTATTTTGAATAGTCTTCGTATGAACTAATAAAGTCGTATTCAGCTACTTCACCAAAAGCTTCTGCTAATACTGCACTTTCTTTAACTGACTTAGGATTGAAAGCTGCACATTGACCATAAACACGTCTACTCTGCCCAACCATTTTCTTAGTAAGATCCATATCTGCTTTTATAATCATATTAGCAGCTGTTTGCATAACTTCTACAACTCTTCTTGCAACATTTGCTTTCTTACTCATACCTGATGCAGTTGCTGCTTTATTATCATCTTTATCAAGGGATGCAGTAGTTTGTTCTTTACTGAATGCATCTATTGCTTTAAGAGCAGCTTTAAACATAGTATCTGTTTCAGTCTGCAATTTATTAATTCCTTTAGTTACTTCACCTTCATTAGTTAAATATGAAGTTATTGTACGAAGAACACCATCAGAAAGACCAGTAACTTCTTCTTCATCTTCAAATACAACTTTTTCATAATCTTTATAGAAGTCTTCTTTAGTTGTACTAGGAGCTGCTTTTTGTAAATATTCATTTAACTCGTCACCATTATCTAATTTTGTTATAATAGCATCAAGATTATCTACTTTCTTGATATCACCTAATTTACTTGATGCTGCAGTAGTTATACCACCAATAGCATCTGCTCCAGCTAGTTTGTCAGAATGGAAAGTTCTCCATTTAAATTTCATTTTTGAATAGTCTTTTCCGACTACATCTTTTTGATATTTCTTAACAAACTCTTTGCTATCTCTCATAACAACATTGCTAAATTTAACAAGAAAAGATTTAAAAATACCTTTAATCTTCTCCCAGCATTTCATAATAAATTCTTTAATGCTGTCAATAATGTTTCCAGCTTCTTGAACTAATTGAGCAGATTCCTCTACTGCAGCTCCAGGGGTAGCTTGTGAAAAATCATTTGCAATGATTGCTTCGAATATAGCTTGGTCATTCTTAGTATTGTCAATCATCATTTCTAGTAAACCTGTTTGATGAGTATAGCTTTCATTAGCAACGACTTCTTCGCCACTATAGTTTCCTAACTGTGTCCTATTGTTTGAATAAACACTCATTTTTTATCATTCCTTTCTGAAAAAATTTTATTTAAATTAAACTTTTTTATTAATATGTTTATAGTAGTATGGTATTATTACCATAAATATTGATAATTATATATTAGAATAATGCAGACGAAGCAGAATCTGGTATAGAGTCAGACAATTCATTTGTCTTATATTTCTTATTATCGTCAGATAAATCTTTTGTAGCTTTAACTTCGCACTCTTTATTAGAAATTGCTATAGCATTAGATGCTTTTCTAAATAAGTCCACAATTTTAAATTGTTTCTTAGAGATTCTATCTCTGTCTTCCTTATTTAACTCTTCGTTACTCTGAAGATTATAAGCATTCATTTGTAACAAATTAGCTTGAATATCAAAATAATCAGATACTCTTACCTTGCTATAATAAAAGAAGAATATTAGTTCTCTTATAATAGGAATTATATTTAATAATATTCCTATAATAGCTAATCCTCCAGCTACAAGGCCAATATCAACTCCAGTAAAGTTCTTTATATTATTCTTTAACAAGAATTCCAATCCATTATCTATCTGATTTTTATCACATGCTTTATTAAATTTAGCAAGGTTATCAAATAGTAAATTCTGCTTAGTTCTTGTTAATGATAACTTATCAACTATAACGTCGAAAGTCTCATCGGTTGGAGTTTTTATAAAGTCTATACAAGATGCAATCATAAATGATATACTACTTACTATTGCCAATGTTATAGATGAATAGGTAACCATTATAAATTCAATATTATATCTGAATCCTTTTTCAAATAGTTCCTTCCTATCCTTTACATTTTCAAATGCTTCTTCTATATTTTTAATAGGGGTTAAGTCCTGTTTATATTCAAGAAGAAGATCATGCATTACTTGTAAACAATTAGATAATTTATCGTAACTGTCTAGTTTAGTTATATCACCTTTTGTTTCTGGAATATTACCAAAATCAATATCATCAACCTTATCTACTATATGATCATATAGTTTAGAAGTTAAGTTAGTTAGTACTTGATTTTGATCAGCTTCATCTATTGCCAATAATACTTTTCTTGTTTCATCATGGGTAATATCAAAGTATTCATCTATTACTTTATCAAATCCAGGAATTTTATACTGTTGCATATTTTTCACCTCCTATTTATCTAGCAATCTTAGTCATAAGATTTATTACCTTTTTATACCCACCATCAGAAGTTTCTCTTTCTAGCAATGTGAATGACATTGTTTCATAGATATCGTCTCCTGTATCAAATATAAATTTAGCAACCTCCATAGTTTCATCTACTATACAAAATCCCATTAGATTATAGGATTCCATAATTGGTCTAATGATCTTAGGATCTTCTATATTTATATTTTCATTCTTCTTTAAGTATTCCACTTCTTCTTGTGAAACAACTAAAGTAGATATGGCACTAGCATCATTTGATTTCCCCATTGATCTTCTTATTTTACTTTTTATAGAACGTCGTTCTAATATCTTCCATAACTTAGAAGATGAACCTCTTTTAGATTGGGATAGTGCATCAATCTTAGCTCTATCAATTGCAAATATAAAATCTTTAAAGAAACTAATTTCTCTAGTAGTTGCTTTAATGAATTTTAATAATCCATTATGATCTTCATTCTTTAATGATAATCTGTTTATGATATCAGTAGAATCTAATGTATACATTTTAGCTTTAACACCAATTACCATATTCTGATAAATTGGATCTCCTGTAGAATTATCAATGTAGTTTATAACCATCATTGTTGGAATTAATTCATTAGCTTTTTTAACATCAGAATCTAGTATTTGAGATTGTTTCATTTCTTGAGAAGTTTTCATTATTGTTACTTTATCTTTAGCTTGAGAATAATAATCTCTATCAGATTTAGCAGGTGGGTCTGGAACATCAACAAAGTCATCAGTACTCTTAGTTCTAGTAACTACTTCACCACTAGTATTCATAAATTCTGATCTATCAGATGTAGATCCAACTTTTAATTTAGCTTCTCTCATAATAGTAGGTTCGCCAAAATATGATTGTGGATAAACTTTAAAATCAGATATTGATTGTTCTGATATACTATCAGGTAATACAAAGTTTATATTTTTCATATCTTCTTTTACTTGTTCATAAAGCAATCTATTATCATATGAAATTACTGATTCATTTTTTATTACATAATGATCCATAGCATCCATAAAATTATCTACTGTAATAGTATCGTCTATCTTTAAATTTGTATGAAAGTTCTTAAGATATTCAATACCATTTTTAGTATCGGTAATATTTATTGCACTAAATAGCATTTGTAACATACTTGTAGCTTTTCTTTCCATTGATTTTGTAATCATACTAGCATTTTCAATATTCATATTTTTACTACATAATACTGGGAATACTAATGTAAGATTAGAAGATGCTTTAGCTATAGAACTAAAACTTTTATCTCTATTTTTTAACCATTCGACTTCATCAGATTTTTTGATGTCTGATAATACATCTATTATATCTCTTATAACAGTTTCATGTATTTGTTCATACATTACTTATCGTCCTCCTTATACTTATTTTAATCTTATGTTAAAAAAATAAATCTATATAGTCTGGATTGTAATTGGGTATTTGGGTAAAATAACAAAAAAATAAAGAACTATAAATTTAATACCTTTTATTACTTAAAACTTATTATAGATCTTTTCGCCCAATTTGGGGTAGGTATAAATTTATATACTCCTGGAGCTATATATATTTTTTTAGACTCAAACTCTTTTTCTAATTTATCATACTTCTCCTTTTCTTTTAATTTCTGAGCCTCTTCATATTGTTTTACAACTCCAAAATAATCTTGTCCTGTGTACATACCATACATATCATATTCCCCCTAATTAAATGTTAAATACTATTATGTGGGAGGGAATTTTTCTATATAAAGTATATTCAATTTATAAGCTCTTTATTTCTTACACTTGTATAATATATAATTAAAATATCATTTAGTATATTAAACATTAGAATAAGATAAGTAAAATATATAAAGGAAGTGATGACATAATGAACCTTAATTTTAACGATTTTGCTAATGAAGCTAGGAATGCTGGATTATATCCTAGACAGGAAATTAATAATTATACTAAGTTTGCAAGATTTGGTAATTTTTTAGATCCATCATCTATAGTAACATATGCAAGAGAATATATATTTTTTACAAAACCAGATTTACATTTATTTAATAATGGAGATCCAGCTATACTAAATCCTGAAATATCAAACATTGCATTCTTTACAGAAATGCAACAAAGATATAATATAATTTTAAAACAATTACAAATAAGTGCAAAAGGGAATGTAAGTCCTTTTATTAATCTATTAACCAACTCTGCTAATAGTGGACTAGATTTACCTGCATTAGATTCATTAGAAATGGAAACAGGAGCTAATATATATGGAGAACTAATAAAATATAGATGGATGTCATTAGATACACCACATGAATTCTCTGTAGAATTTTTAGATAGTAAGTATCTTGAGATTTATTTATTATGTAAGACTTGGGAAGAATATGCTAGAAAAAAATCTATAGGATTGGTTACCCCTCCTAATGATTCATATATAATAGATAAAGTTTTACATGATCAAGTATCTGGATATAAAATTATAGTAGGAGAAGATGGTGAAACAATAATATATTATGCTAAATTATATGGTGTATATATAAAGAATGTTCCAAGAGATGTATTTTCAAACTTTAATTATAAAGATGGATATATATCATTATCATTATCATTCAGTGCTGATTTTGTAGAAGATATGGACCCATCTATATTAGTAGATTTTAATGAATTAACAGCACCATATGCTGGTGGTCCAAATATACCTATATATGATAAAACTAATCATATGGTAAATGGGCAACTTGTAAATATGCCATATATTCAATATATTCCAAAAGGTGATACTTCTATAAGTAGATATTCTTATTACAAATTAAAATGGCGTTAAGGAGTGAATTAATATGGGATTAAATAATCATTCAGTATTCTTATTAAATGATAGTACAGTGAAGGCAGTAGGATCTAATAGCAATGGACAATGTGGGGTTGGATCTATAACCCCTACTAATCAATTAGCTTTATATCTTATACCAAGTCTTAATAATGTAAAACAAATAGCATGTGGTACTAGTTATACTATATTTTTATTGAGTGATGGTACAGTAAAAACTATAGGATCTAATGGTTTTGGACAATGTGGCACTGGTAATATTACTACACCACAATTAACTTTATACGCTATACCTAGTTTAACTAATGTAAAACAAATAGCATGTGGAAGTGCATTTTCGGTATTTTTATTAAATGATGGTACAGTAAAAACAATAGGAGATAATAGCTTTGGACAATGCGGTAATAGTGCAACTACTGGTACTAATCAATTAACTTTATTTACTATACCTAGTTTAACTAATGTAAAATCAGTATCATGTGGTAGTAGTCATTTAGTATTTTTATTAAATGATGGTACAGTAAAAACAGTAGGAAGAAATTTTTTCGGGCAATGTGGTACTGGTACTACTACTACTCAAACAGTACCATTTATTATGCCAGGATTGACTAATGTAAAACAAGTAGTAGCTGGTAATGGTCATTCTGTCTTCTTATTAAACGATGGAACAGTAAAAACTATAGGACAGAATGATGGCGGACAATGTGGTACTGGTAATACCACTACACCACAATTATCTTTATATACTATACCAAGTTTAACTAATGTAAAATCAATATCATGTGGAGCTTATCATAATGTATTTTTATTAAATGATGGTACGATAAAAACAGTAGGTCAGAATGATAGTGGGCAATGTGGTACTGGTAATACTACTACCCCACAATTAACTTTATATACTATACCAAGTCTTAGTAATGTAAAACAAATATCATGTGGACAAAGTAATTCAATTTTCTTATTAAATGATAACACAGTAAAAGCAATAGGATATAATAATTATGGACAATGTGGTAATGGTAGTACTAATGCAGTGCAATTAACTTTATATACTATACCTAGTTTAATTATTAAATGTTTATGGGATAATGTACTAATAATTATTATAAAATATTTAATAAAACAATATTCAGCATACTATTCTATTAAGTCAACTTATTATGATGGATCAAATTATAAACCATTAACTCTAACTGGTGGATCTGTACCTAATAAAGCTGATATAGAATTATATGGATTTGACAGTATTAATGATCTTAATACATCAATCACCATAGGAAGTGAAACCTTTAAACCAATAAATAAATTACTTAATATATTTAGTATAAAAGAATATATAAGTAAATAATAGGAGGAATAATATGAGTACTAATATAAGTACCGATATATATAATATTTCAGGTTTTGTCGATGAAATACAAAAAAAATATATGGATGATGTTAGTGAAGAT